CGCCGTCCGTTCCATGCGCTATCTTGGCCAGCGTGACGGCGTCATCGGCGATATCGGTGGTGGTAATATCATTGATGTCGAAATTCAGGGTCTCATTCCCGCCGGGATTGTTCACTGTTTTCGTCAGCGGCGCCGTGACGGTAATTTTGGAATCGAGAAAATTTTCCGTAGTGTCGTTGACCGTTATTTTAGTTTTCGTGTCCGAAGCAGCCAGCGTCAACGTTTCATCGCCCCCCGGATTGTTCACCACTTTTGTCAGTGAACCAGAGACAAGGAGGGAATTGTCGAGAAAATTCAAGGTTGTATCCAGATTGGTAATTTTAACCTTGCCCGGATCGAGCGTGAAAGCCGAGAGGTTGCGTAAATCCGTAACGAAGGTGATGGAACCGCCGCTCGTGACAACCCGCATGAGGAAGAGAGAATCCGCCGGAGCCGACGGCTGGCTCGAAGATACCGCGTCATACATGTAATGCGTTCCGGCGACACGGACAAAGTCGCCTGAGGGGGCGGTTACGGTATCTTTGTGGAGGACAACCCAGATGTTCGCGGAGTTGTCCGGGTAAGTGATGGAATTAGTTTCCGTCGTACGATAACCGGCGGGGTAGGCGATGGTGTTTCCTGGGTTTCCGGTGAGACCTGCCACGGTTCCGTGGAGACCGTTTTGCAGTACAAACGGATTAAGCATTTCAACGAAACGTTCCGCGTCTTCATTCGCGAGAAAGGTTTGCAGGTCGGAAAGAAAACCGGAGGATGCGGAAGGGAGAGGGTTTTTTGTCTGTGTGTCAATTGTCATGGAGGCTTTTCACCTGCATTTCGTAATTATCAATAGTGAATTCAAGAAGCATGATGTATTGAGTTTCACGAACGTAACAGTCTCCCGTTAAGGCCCAGAGGTTATCCGGGAGAGGCTGAAATTCACAGTCGTCCAGCAGGAAAGAAGCTTGAGGGCGGTCAAGAATCCGAGGGTTTTTTACCGTAACGCCCCCGCCGCAGTTTGCGAGCAAGAGTGGCGGAATCAGGATCAGTAATTTTAGCCAATTCCTCACGCTGACGTTTTTTTCGCTCAAGAAGTTTATCCTCGAAATCATTCATTCGTTCGGTGGTACGGGAAAGTATTTCAGCGTCCCTGATATATTTCATCTGACGGGTTATATGCCAATAGAACCAAAGGAAAAGCAGAATGATAATAGCCGTGAGCGCAAGACTCCAGATCATTTATCGCCCCCCTCCACCAGGATACAGGAAAGGATACCGAAAACGCCCATCAGAGTCATGGTGATGTTTTTCCATAGACCTTCCGGGATGGAAATACCGAAACCGGCCATGAGAGCGGTAATACCCGCCCAGGTTGAAGGTTCCTTAAATCTGTCGAGAATTTTAAGCATCGGTTTGTTTCCTTATTTTGATGTTTAAGCGAGCCACTGTCATACTACCGCACGGACGTTCGGGCTCAGGTTCCTCCCGCGATGAAATCGATAAGAGCGGTGGCGCCTGAGGTATTGTTGATTACCGCGTTTGTCGCGGGGGCGGAATCAATGACCGCGTCCACGATAAGAAGAATACCGTCTCCGTTGAGAGTGATACCCGAATCACTTTGACCGTCGAGACGAATCGTGCATTGCCGGTTCGGTTGAATCATAAGAAGCTGAATGTCGAACAGTTGGGATGAGGGTAAGGCGGTGAAAGCGCCGGAATCCGCGTCATCATCCTGTTCATAAGTTCCAGACTGAGTTTCATCGACCTCAAGACGTTTGGTAAAAGTACGAAAAGGGATACCGTCCCGCTCGATCCGAAGAAAAACTTTAAAAGTCGTCATGACCTATGCCATGGAGACTCTTCGCGTGCGAATTTGCATGCGACGATTGGATTTAGGGATTTCGGAAGGTACGGAAAGTTTCTTCACTCGTGTCTCCGGCGAAGGTTTTTTAATTTTCGATTTTTCCGCGTTGGGATTATTTTTCGCCATTGAATACCTCGAAAAATTATTTTAAATAAATATAGAGATTGCCGGAATCGAGATCATCAACGGTAATGCCTTCGGGACATTGGATCTCAATGTTCGATTCCTCGACATGATTTACGCCGGCGGCGCGTCCCTGCCAAACAATCTTAGCTCCCGACTTAATCACGGCAAGGTGAGCCGCCGTCGTTGCCCCAACCCATCGAACGCCGGAGATACGAGCGGGGCCGGTAGTGAGAGGCGTCGCTGATTGAGTATCGATGTTCCATATTTTATCGGTTAGGATATTGGCCATGCCGGATCATTCCTTGAATGGTTGGGATTATTTTTTACTTTTGGATATTCCGCGACGGTAAAATTAAATAACGGCGGCCGCGGAAATCAGTCGGGCTCCATCCTCGACGGGAGCCCAGATGCAGTAGTAATCAATCTGACCCGCCGTGACGTTGCTTGTGTTCACGGTTTCAATGATATCGGCCCCGTCGTTGATGACCTGCCAGGCTCCCGATGTCGGGAGGGAAGCGATCCCGGCGGCAACGGTCGTTGAAACATAGAGACCGCCGTCGAGCATGTCCGTGGCGAGTTCCTGAGCAAGAATGGCGGCAGTATTTCCCGGAACACCGACTTCGACGGTTGCCGTGGCTCCCGCAAGGTTTGTATTTATGACGCCCCAGAAACCCGCGATAACAAGATCGCCCGTGACGGTAAAAAGAGTGTAAGGGTCATTAGTTCCTCCATTATTGCCGTGCTGATTGGCGGAGGCCCCCGTGAAGGGCGAGGAACGATGTACGGCAATCTGCCAATTCAGCATCCCTCCACCTAAGGAAGAGAGGAGCTGTCCGGCATGAGCCTGAGCGTCGTCGAAGCCTTGAGTATTATTGTTGAAAAGACCTTGAGAAGCGACGCTGTTCACGACATAACGACCGTTGGCGTGACCGTTCCACATGCGATTATCGGATATATCAACGGAGTTCGAGGCGGCTCCCTCAAGAACAATAACGCCGTCAGTGAAATCACCGGTGAAATCATTGGCGCGGATAACGGCTTCATTAGCTGTATCAAGGCGAACGGCCTCAGCCATTCCGGTCACGCCGTTCTCGGCGATAACGCGGCAATTTAACATGCTAAAACGGGATACGGCGTCAACGTCAATCAGGGTGATAAAATCATCGCCGGTCGCGTCATAATCGAATTCACATCTTACGATTGAACAATCATCGGCGTTGACATTGATACCGACAACAACGGCGGAAATACTTGAAATAAATACTATATTCTCAAGCCAACAGTTTGCCGCATCCATCTCAACAGAACCCGCCGTTGCCGTGAAAGTGAGCCGGGGACGGTTTCTGCCGATACCAAGGCCTATGATACGGAGACCGGCAGTATCAATGACAAGAGACGTTGCGGAAACGATATTTTCCGCATGGCCTGGCATGACGTAGATAATATCGCCGTTGTTCGCCGTCGCGCGTCCGACGGCATAATCGATGGTGAGGAACGGAGTGTCCGGGGAGGCTCCTTTACTCGCGGAATCACCCCCCGAAGAACTGCCGGAATCAACAAAAAAAACGTTACCCGTGGTCATGTAGGAACCTGCCCCGGAACCGCCTACAATAAGCGGGGTGTGAATGCCGTGCGGAAAATGTGTTAAGCCCATTATTTAATGCTCCTTATGTTGGGACGCCAAACGGCGCCTGACGCAATTGAAAACGTCTTTACCCTTCGGAGAACTTCTACCGGTGGCGGAATCTTTTCTGCTTTACTTACCCCGCGTCGGTCGATTTATGCCGCCACCCTTCGTCATATTTCCGCCTACCTTGCGTTTCTTCACGGGAACGTGAGCGTTGGTACGACCGGCCGTCTGGTTGTTGAGTTCCGCAAGTCCGCCGGGGATTTCGTGGTTACCGGATTTCTTCATTTTTCGCATCTCCTTGTTTGGGTGGTTGAAACCAGATCGGTGTACTGAACAGGAGCCTGGAATCAACCTGCAATTTGTTTTTTACATTCCTGCTTTGCTCGGCAATTATTGACTTTTCCTTTTTATTTCGCGGGCCTGACCGGCTCGGAACGCTGTATCGAATCCCGGCCCGGCACGCCTGAACGAACAGTTACAGCATAGCAAAATCAACGGAAATGGCAAGGGTTAAATCGACCGGCGAGGGTTGTCTCCCGCCACTACCTTCTCTCGCGGGAATTAAAATAATCGAGATAATCCTCGGAAATTTCCTCGTTGCGGATACCTGATGCAACACGTTCTATTTCACGAAAGGGAGCGCCGGACTCACGGAGATACTGGAGGTAGGCTTGTTTTTCATCCAAATCTTCATTGAGGGAGTAGCGGCGCGGGATGAGGGAAACGGCTCCAGCAAGAGCGTCAACGAGATCAACGGTTTGACTCATGGGAAAGGAAAGAAGCTCCTCCCGCAGGTCGGTCTGGTCGGGTTTGAGGAAAAGCCTGCCATGGGGGAGCAAGGGTTGCAGGGAGGTGCGGATTCTGAACTCTTTCGTTACGGAAGTGGGGACGGGAATACCGCGAATGGGGATGGAGATGCGTTTTTCCATTGCGTCGCGGATTATGGAATCCACGAAAAGGGTTTGCTGCCCGGCGGCCTCGACACCGAAAATATCGAGTTTGTATTTCTCATTGATACGGTAAATCTGGGCGTAAATTTGATCGGTGGAAACACGATCTGCCCACGTTTCCCGGATGAAGACGCGGTTTTGAATATCGGCGGAACAGACCACAATGGCGCTTCGCGCCCTTGTCTTTTTTACCTGTCTGTTCTTTGCTTTTCCTGAAGCGGGGTCAAGGAAAGCGCAGGTGAAGTGGATCTGATCGAACGGTATTTGCGTTATCGACATGGGAGGAGGTTCATATCCGATTGTTTTTTATCGTAACGCCCGGCAACAGGATCACTCGAAAATGTCGATATTCAACATTGTAAGAATCAATTTATTTTTCAAGTATTCCAAAAGGGCGACGGCTTCCGAAAATTTCATATCGGCAAGCCAGTAGTTGACATTGTAATCGCCAACGTTGGGAGAATCGAGACTGATAATGATGGCTTTGTTTCCCGTATCTTCGCCGCTTTTCCGGCTTTCGAGGAAATCATCGGCGATATCTTCCGGGGTCCAGAGACTATTGTCATACTTCGATTTACATCGTTTCGGCATTTTGATGATTTTGTTTGCCTTTGCGTGAAGTGACGGGTCTTTCGCGGCACCGTCGGACGTTTTACTTTTCTGTTTTTTCATGGCTGATCCGATTGAGTCATGAGGAGTCGGCGGGGCGGTAGCATTCTGATATTCCGCCCGGTTACGGGTTCCTTTTGCGTAATGTCCTGCGGTTTTTCTGTTTTTTCATGTTTTCAATTTCTCCCCTGCGTCTGGCGCGCGGGACAGGATGTGGTAAAGACTGCGCGTTGCGGTGATGTCCTCCATGGCGTCATGCGCCTTGAGGGGTATGTTGAAGAAAGAGCAAACGGAACTAAGTTTATAATTCGGAAGACTGAAGAAATCCGAGGCCAGAGCTTGAGCTACGACAGTTTGTACGTCTATCTTAGGCCAGTGGAACCAGGCGCCGAAGTAGGCGTCGTTCATGTCCGTGAAGAATTGGCGGAGAAACTGCTCATCGAAGCCGATGTTGTATCCCGCCATGATGAATTTATCTTTTTTATCGTAGCGGTCAATGTATTGCGCAAGGGTTTTTTGGAAAACCTTCCAGGTAAGAGCCGGATCGGGATATTGCGTGATTTCCTCGTACGTTTTACCGATAACATCGAGGGCCGTCGGTTCAACCCGTTTGTCTCCGAAGGGGCGAAGAAAGAAAGTGTCCTTTTCCTGTATGATTCCGTCAATCTCGATGATGTAGGCGAGTTGCAGGAGAGGGTTGAGCGCGGAATCAACTCCGCCTGTCTCGCAGTCGAGCCAGAATATTTTAGACATACGCTTCCTTTCGTTTTGGTACGGTTTTAATTTTTTCTCTGTGTCCCCCCGGTCGGGCGCGACCGTGTTATGTATACTTCACCCTGAGGTAATCATTTCGTTTATCCGTGAAACTCGACCAATCCACGGGTTTCCAATCCGTTTCCGGGGGTTTGTCCACAGCCCGGCTCACGCTCATCATATCCTTCACGGCGGCGTCCCTGTCGTCTTCGTCAAATTCCAGGAATCCGGGATATTCCTTGTAATATCTTAGCATATCCGCCTGGAAATCCGTCAGGGAAGCATCCGTGGGATCATTCTGGTAGAGCAGCGCGAAGAGGGGGCCAAGAGTTTGTTTCAGATTCTCGATGGCGCTCTGGGAAAATTCCTCAGGGAAGATATTTTTCCCGTGCTCAACGAGTGAACGTTGGTAGACAGCCACCGACGGATCGTTTCGGATGATGTGGGCGTAGAGATCGGATGTCGCCCAGCGTGTGCCCACGATGAATTCCAGTGATTTATCAATGTCTTCCAGAAGGGGTCGTGTGAGGTAATGATAGTCGATGGCGGTCTGCATGATGACGGGAGAGTTCATGGCGTCAATGGAGATAAGATCGTCCTTTATGAGGAAATCAATATGGGCGCCGGTGATGGCTCCGCCGACTCCTATGGCTTGGAGGGACATGTCGGATTGTTCGTGACGGATGTCGCGAGGGAGGACGAATTCCTGCGCGTTCCATTTTTTACTGTCTTTACGCGGGTTCCCCCAGCACGCTTCCGGCCAGAGCGCGCGGAGGAGTCTGTTTTTCTCGAATTGGGCTTGAATCCATTGCAGGTGTTTGGACGCTCTGGCTTCGATCTCACAGACGAGAAGTCCCTTTACATGTCTGCCTTCGACGCCGGGGAAGTAGATGTTGGAGTCGCGAGGCTGGATGAAGATGTGAATGGGCAGGCTTTTTGCAACGATGGTACTTTTGAAAGTGTCACGCGGCATGAGACCGAGTTTGCGGTAGGGGGGACTCTTTTGGATGAAATCGCAAAAGTCTCTGTGCAGGTGGGGGGTGAGCCGGGTGAGGCCGAGAATGTTGCGGGAGAAGAAATAAAGATTTCGCTCCGCCATCTTTTTGAAGGTCTTGATGAATTGAGTGTTTAGTGAGGTGGAACCCGCCTGACGGACGTTTCCTATATCATCGACAAGGATTTCCTTGCGGGGCGGCGGGGTGTAAGCGGGGCCACCGGGGAGAGAGGCGAGAAAGTCGGGGACATGCATGTCAACCATAGGTTTTCCGTGCCGTCAGGCGAGTATGGAGATTGTACGGCTAAAAATTGCTGATAATAATTTCCGACCTTCGACGGACAGTTTTTCTTTTATTATTCATGCTGTAATGGATTGGTGAGGTGGATTGGATTTTAAAACCTCGGTAGAGATAACGAACATTCGGATTATCGTTGTAAGATAGTATAAATTTACCTTTGATTTTATCCAAAAAGGCTCTCAATTGCTCAGTGTCCTGAAGGGAAAAGTTGTGCTGGTAGAACTTTTCTCCCTCGATCCAGTAAGGCGGATCAAGGTAAAACAGGGTGTCTTTGGAATCCAGCCCCGGAATGATTTTTTCGTACGATCGGTTGTCGATATACACGTTTTCCAACCGTTTGCTGATTCGGGTTAGGAATTCCAGGTTCCTTAACGTTTTTGGTTTATCTTTTTTTGAATATCCCCAACCTTTCCAAGGAACACAACCGAATGATGAACGTGTGACATAATAGAACCGGGCGGCACGTTCCACTTCATCGTTTGGTGACAGCTCCTGGTTGTAGAACTCGCGGAATGTTTCCCTGGAATGCAGTACCAGATTTAACCGCTCGACCAACTCCGAAGGTCTGTGCTTCACGACGCGGAAAAGATTGACCAGGTCTCCGTTGATGTCGTTATAAAACTCCGCCCGGCTGATTTTCGGATCCTTCTTGAACAAAACCCATCCGGCCCCACCAAACACTTCCACGTATGTTTTATGCGCCGGAAAGAGTTTTACAATTTTCCCCGCCAGGCAAGACTTACCGCCGACCCATCCGATGAAGCTCCTCATATGAATACATTCTTGCATGGGCGCCCGGAGTCGTGGGGGAGTCGTGTCATGGCTTTCCGCGTTCCAGTTCAAGAGCGTCCAGGATACGTTCGACCAGGGGTTTTTCGTATTTTTTAAACATTCTTGAATTCCAGCTTTTTGTTTTGCTCCCTCCACTTTTTTTCGTCCCCAGGACGATGTTTGTGGAGGAGCTGTTGAAGTCTTCCCGTTCATTTTTCCAGAAAAGATGTTCGGCCTCGACCCCCGGTATTATTTTATACAATTCCAGTTTCTCAGGGATACCCGTCAGGGCCCTGAAAAGTCTGATCTCGTGAAACCGGATGGAATGAGGGTCACGAGGCTGAGTCGTTGTGACGGGACTGTCCGGGCCAGCCGGGAATTTGAGGAGGAGATTATTCCGGCATGTCATCTTTCGGATTCTCTTCCATTAATTTATCCATGAACATAAGCTGATCCTCCGCAGGCATGTCGAGAATTTTCTTCGGTATCCGTGTCGCGAAGACATCATGCATATCCTTGAAAATATCGGAAAGTCCCTCGATATTTATGGTGGTGGTATTTTCCTGCTCGATGCGCTGGACGGCGGGGAGTTGACGATCGAAGAGCATCTGTGCGGCGCGGAGACGTGTTGAGTTGGTGGCGTCCGCACTGTGCATGATGTCATTGATGATATTGAAGGTATCGGATGAAGCTCCGGCGACGAGATCGGCGAGCCTGTCTTTGGCGGCTTCGGCGAAGTCTTTTTCGATCTGGAGTTTATATGTCAGGAAAAGGGGGTCGGAGCATATTCTGGAAACGTAGGAGGAAGTCCAGCCGAGATGGGCGGCGATTTGGGTTATGGATTTCCCGCCGATGCGCAGGTGGGCCGCAAGCTTATGCTGGTCGGAAAGTTTCCGTAAACGCTGGATGGCGTATTCCGGGCTGTCGTCCGGCGGTCCGAATTGACCCTGGAGGGGAATGTCCACGCTTTCTGTCATTTGCGTTCCTGTTTTGCTTTTAGAGGAGAAGAGCCGCTTTTGTTTTCGTATTTGTCAAAGAGTTGTCCTGTCCCGGTCATTTCTGGGATTCGTTCGGGCAGTCTTCATCGACCGGCCTTTCCCTCTCCCGGTCATTCTCATATTTTATACCGTTCAATGTCTACTTTTTTTATACCCTGGACTGCCATCCTCACATCGGGATTCCGTACCAGGGAGGCGAAGCCGTTTAATGAGTTACCGGTTATCTTTAGAGAAATATTTAAAGAAAAAGCGGTGAAATCCCCGAAAATCGAAATAGCGTTCGGATCAAACCGTGTTACCTGCATAACGCCTCTAATCAATCCGTTTTCGGTTTTATAATTGCCGTTGTACCAATATGAGGCGCCACCCCCGAGAATACGTCCATCCTGGAATACCACCACGCCGGATTCCCAGTGGTTTAGTGAAGAAATAAATTCAAGAATCCAAAGACCGTCAGCATGTTTGAATACTTCCCGACTTTTCCAAAAATTCCTGCCCCACTTATGTATTCGCGCATCAGTTGCCATCCGGTATTGCCTTTCTGCTCAATGTCCGGGCTGAGCCGGTGGCCATGTTATCACCGCTCCGGGCTATTTTTCGGAATAGTAGACCGGATCACGGAGATTGTCAAGGGTGAATTCAATGGTAGGGGGAGGGGGCTGATGGGTCGTGACCATGTGGAACCCGGATGCTCGATGGGGAGGTTGGGATGGGAGGTTGGGATGTATTTTGAATAGGTTTACACTTAGCGTATACTTGAAATTAAAAATGGTGCGTAAATTTTTGAGGCTGCTCATGGCCCTCGCCATAAGTTTGTGGGGGGCTCCCCCCGGCCTCTCGTTTTCTGTGGAGATTATCGGCTATATTCAATATTTACAAGTACTTACGCTGGCCCACATGCGAAGATGTTTGGGAGAGAGTGTGATATGGCTATATATGCAGGTTGTCATGAGTTCTTGCACAGGTGGTAGGTAGTGTGTGGTGATGTGTGTTTGTGTAGATTGTAGGTGGCAGATATCCAGGCGTCCATGCATGGATGCATAGAGCATAGTGTGTGGTGATATGTTTAAGCCACATTGTCACGCTATCACACCTGCTTGCATTGACGCATCCATGCATTGTCACGCTATCATCTTTGCTTGCAAAGGTGATATGTGGCACATATGCTACTATCACACTTGCTTGCAAAGGTGATATGTGGCACATACACATATGAAGACTATCATGCTACCACCTTTGCTTGCATCCTTCAAGGTATCGGACATGCGAAGATTTTTATAGGTAGACGGATGTGCTTGCAAAGATGATAAGTCCTAATATCATCTTTGCTTGCATTCTCCCGAAAAGTCGCCTCCAACCCCTCTGAAATAGCGTAAGCCCAGCCATTTCAATACCTTACGCAAAACTACCCTCAAATTTGTATACAAATAATTATACAAATTTAACCCTACTGTAATCCCTTTAAAATCAATGTGCTTGCAAACATGATATTGTCATAAAAAGTTGCGTTATTTTTTTTACGTATAATGAATATGTCATTGAAAACAAACGACTTAACCCCGTTTTTGCCACTTTTATGATTATACCCCGTGTGTGCGTGGTTGTGCATGCATGCGTGAAAGTGTGCAAGTGCCTACGAGAAGATGGCGTATGCCGATATGTGAGTAGGTCCGGTCCGGACGCCAGTTTTTGCGATTTTTGCAGATCGTTGTAAGTTGTTGTTTTTATTAGTATTATAATTCATTATTTATATATATATATTATATATAGGGCCAAGCCCTTATTTTTCAATGGCTTACAGATGCAAGCATCCATATCCGCTCAAAAGCCCCCCCACACGGGGTATAATCGAAAAACGCCCGAAAACACACTTAACTCCTTTGTTTTCAGGGAGTTATTCATTATACGTAAAGAAAATAACGCAACTTTTTTTGCACCTATCATGTTTGCAATCACGTTGTTTTTAAAGGAGTTACACTACCATCAAATTTGCATCATTATTTGTATACAAAATTGAGGATAGTTTGTAGTACAAACCGTGACAAAAGTGGGTATATCACGTGTGAGCGTCGAGAAGGTGCCTTAAAGCCACTTTGTAGTCAGGTGATGCAAGGGTATCAACCGACAGCAAAAGATGGCGAAAAGGCCACCGTGAGGCGACCTGTAGATAGCTCACCTGCAAAGGCTTGCAAAGATCGGCGGGCGACCACCACAGGACGGGAAAATGCCACTTTTTACAGCAGAGGTGCCTCTTTTTACAGCACCTGCAACAGATTGATATAAAAGGACTAAGCGGGAAATGACAAATATCGTCATTATTTCAGCCTCTTTTTTGGGCAGTGTATACTTTTTAATATAGCCTAAGTTATTGATTTTATTGGATACCACTTTGGCATGATACATGCATTATGGTATTGCAAGATTTCTTTAAAAATAAAAATAAAAAAGCTTGACAAAAGATTCATGAGGATGTAAACTGTTTATAGAGTTAATTACACACATTTTAAAGGAGAGAAGCCATGACTACGACAACCGAAGCAAAAGTGAGAGAGCTTTTGAACGTGGCTGGATATGATGGCCAAGAATGCCTGGTAGATTTTGACTCAGGTGAGCTGGCCAGCGCGGAAGTTTGGGCAAATGATGTTGTAACCGATGACATTTGGACGAATGGCAACGATGATGCGGGGCGGAAGGCTGTCATAGAGGGGTTTTTCGCTTTGCGTGAATTTAAAAAGGACGCGGACGGAAAATGGGTAGAAGTCTGACAGTACGCTATAAATCAATAACCTGCACAAGGGAGAGAAATCATGGCTTACGAAGAATCAAAATTTACGGGCGATGACCGGCACACGATCGACTGCACAGGGGATTGCGTGACCGGCGACAGAGTGGCTTTTGAACGAGCGACCTTTTTAGGTTCTTACCGCACCGCTGTCTTTAACGGGTTTGAGAAAGTTACAGGCGAGATCGTAAAAGAATCTTATGGCAAAGACAGGCAGCAGCACACTTTTACCCTCTTGCTTGCGGATGGGAGGAAGACCAGGATTAAGGGGAGAAATTTGTACGCGAACGGCATTTGGCGTATGCCCTGGGATGACGAAGCGGCACGGGAGTTGGCGCTTGACGAAAAGCACAGTCGCGGTGACCGGGCCAGGTTGATCCGATGTGGGGAAACGGCTTATGTCCGGTGACCTAAACAACTTTTGCGCCGTATGTGGCGGCGAGTTTGATGGCGGACTGGATTGCCTGCGATCGACTTTGAAGAATCAGCGGTTCGGAGCGACGGTTGACTCCGCCGGTGACATCATCCGGGAGAGCTGTGAGCGGTGTCAGCGGGAGATGGAGGAGGATTTGGAGGATAATTGGTAACAGGTTGTAAATCAAACACTTAAACATAAAAAAAGGGAGAGATGGTATGAAATTCACGATCAGCAAAAAAGACCTTTTAAACGCGCTTAAGCTCGCGCTCATTAATCCGGCTGAGCGAGTGAAGGATTATGCGTTAATTACCTGTAATCCAAGGGAAAACCGGATCACGCTACAATCGACGGACGGCGCCATGCATCTCAAAAGCTTCATCCCGATCGAACCCGGAGGGGTGTCCGGTTCTGCGATTTTGCCTATCGGGACTACGATACTTGCTCTGTCCTGTCTGCCTAAATCCGTGAAAATATGTACATTGACTCGCGTTAACGATGTACTGCGTGTAACCGCCGATGATGGCGTTGATGCACTGGTTCTACCTGTAATTGAAACTGCGGACAATTTCCCCGATTTCCCGAAATATTTAAACACTGAGGAAGCGATGATTCTGCGGACGAGTGGAGCAGAACTCGCAACACTGCTCGACAGGGTCACCTACGCCCTGCCGAAGACCGGGGAGCGCGAAAACTTACGCTTCATTTTGCTTGAAAGTTACGGCAATCACACCAATTACAGCCTGACAGCTACGGACGGCTATCGCCTGGCGCGAGCCGCCGGTTACGCGGATTGTAGACATCAGACTCTTGAGCAAACGCCTTTACTGCTCCCCATACCCTGTGTGCGGATTCTGCGAAAAATGTTAGTAAAATATACAGAGACCGTTATCTCGCGAAAAGATAACTTTTGCGCCATCTCTTGCGGAGCGCATCTGCTGGTCTGTCCTTCGGCCGCGAAAAGCAGCTACCCGGACTACCGGCAAATTATACCTGCCGATCCGCTACCCAGCCAAGGCATCCGGGTTTCCCGCGCCGTTTTAATGGACGCACTGAAGCGATTACTCCCGCACACATCACGCCCCGATCATGGCGTGCTTTTCTCCGTCCGCTGGGGTGTATTAATTCTCTCCACGCAAGAGGACGGATCAACCGAAACCAGACTGGAAGTTTTTTACAAGGGCAGCGCGAAACGCTTCGATGTTAACGCTCGATATGTCCTGGATGCCTTGAAAAACATACCAGGCGACTCGGTCGTGCTGGAAGACGGTTGGGATGAAGATCCGGTGCGGATCAGGACAAACAACCCGGACACTCTCATACTTATCAAACCTCTCAGGTGTCCGGTACGTGCCGCGTGACC